AGGCGGTTGCCCGACCCATCCTCTACGTTGCCCAGCCACACGAAATCGCGCACCACCGCAATGAAGTCAGCGTCCGGCGGCGAGCCAGCCAGATCGGCGAAGAGGCTGCTGGTGCCGAGCGTGTAGCGCTGTGGCGGCACACCAATGCCGCCGACTGCGATCACGTCAGTCCCAAACTGCACGAACCGCCACCGCTCTTCCGGCGCAGTCAATGTGTAGTTGCCGGACTTCGAGATATTGTCGAGGCTGCTGTCGCTGCTGTCGAACTCATAGATTTTGGCGTTGTCGCCCGCAAACAGTTTGACGTTGCCGGTGTTGTCTTTAGCCGCAAACACGCCGTTTATGTCCGCGTCTGCCGCGCCGGAGTACGCAACGAACTCAGGCAGGCTGCGATAACCGCCAGCCGCAGGGATGACGTTCTCGGCCTTCGTGACGCCGGGGTTCGAGTAATCGGGCTGATCTGGCAGCCAAGGGCCAAATTCTATCATTGCTGGTGCCAAACCTCGCTGCCTACAGATACTTGCGACCAGACCTCAGAGCCTGCCGCAATATCTGTCCAAGTCTCTGTGCCGTCGGCGACTTCTGACCAGTCCTCGCCCAGCACCTTGCCGCGCATTGTAGCAGACATTGATGCGTCAGCGGAACCGGACATGACAAAGACGCCCACAGAAGCGCCTGTGGCGTCCATAGACACGCTTGCGCTACCTGTATCGAAGAAGACGGCAAGGCACGCGCCAGTGGCCGTCACAGAGGCGCTGGCGGCCCCGTCAAAGCCGCGTATGCGGTCGCTGTCGGATGCCACCGTGATTGCGACGCTTGCGGCCCCATCCATCCGCGCGATAAACGCTGCGGTGGCGGCGACTGACGCAGCGCCGGTGACTGATGCGTCGAAGCCTCGGACACGGTCACTGTCAGACGCGGCGGACATAGATACAGACACAGCGGCGTCAAATAATACGGGGAAGACCGGCGTCGCGGTGGCGGACATCGACACAGACGCGCTGCCGCCAAAATGCTTTACCTCAAGGTCTGCAAGCTGCTCTAAGGTGCCGAAGGTGTCGAGGGCATCCATAGTCCCCCAAGCATCTAGTTGCTCCAGCGTCGGGTTGGACCAATCAACCTGCGTCAGCAATAACGCGCTGTCCAAAGAATATGGAAGCGCGTCGATACTGCTTGTGAAATTGTCTAAATTTGGGGTGCCAGTGGCCACGGCATCACCTACGCTGCGGTAACGTCTAGGTCACCCGCTGAGATTTTCAGAACGTCGCCGGAGCCTATCAGTTTACCTGTCGAAAAGGCACCGTGGATCAACAAATTCCCGCTTGACGCCGCATCGAAAATACCAAAGTGCGAGACCGTACCCCACGACCCCGTCGCCGCAGCAAACTCAATCGCCGAGGTGTTGTCGGTCGTGCCGCCAGAAGCCGCATCAAACGCAGCCGCCACACGGCTGTAGTTGCTGCCGCTCAGTTCGGTGCCGCTGTTGTCGTCAGCAAACGACCCGGTCGAAAGCCCGATGTAGACCGTCGATGGGTGGGTGTAAGCAGTTGTTCCGAGAACGTGATCTAGGATTTTGTTCTCTAAGTAATCACTCATTGCAGACATTGTTTAACTCTCCACTGCTGCGTTTTGACGGGCGTAAATGCTACTGATTTGCAGCGAACCCGTGCCGTAATGCGCGCGCTGCTCATCGACCTTGATCTGCTCAAGGGCGAGGTTGAAGCGTTGCAGGTACTGCGACGCCCTAGTTTCATCAAGCAGGAAAGCATACGCTTCTGCGAGTGATCCGTATAGGTAGGCATCCGGCGAGCGGGTCAAGATATTATTTGTGGCGTTGCTGTCGGACAGCGCCGTGATCGACCCGATATAGATAATCTCGGCGGTGTAGCTGTCGTCCGGCACAGGGCGCATCTTCATCTCGTCGCCGATAATGCTGAAGCCCTTTGGCTTGCCGACGCCGCCGGATGAGAAGTTGCTGTCCAGCGCGACCGGGCTGTAATAGGTCAGGACCGTCAGCGGTGTCGTGTTCAGCTTGACCTCGCGCACTTCGCGCAAGTCTGTCGGCAGCGCAATGTATTCGTCGCCGCTGGTCAGCGTTGCCGTGGCGCGCTTCTCCTGTGAGCGTGTCTCCAGTTCGCGAGACATCGTAGCCTCGGCAAGTTGGATAAAGTCGGGGATGACGCTGGTCAGATCGTCACGCGCGAGGAAGTTGGCTATTGCAGTCTTCAATTCGGTGTAGGTCGAAATCGCCATTATAAATGTCCGCCGCCCGTTCTGAATGCCCGGTTTTCACTGTCGTTCAGCCAAGCCTTCCACGCCTTTGGATTTTCGCGCATCGGGCCAAACTTCTCCAGCAAGTGATTGTACACTACGTTTGGGATTTCCGCCACATGCTGCATGTGACGCTGCGTGTTGCCGATCATTGAGCCGGGCTGGTAGTCACCCGACATCTGCTTGTTAAGTTTCAGCAGGCCGCCAAATTCCTGCCGCTGCTCAATAACAGAAGACCCGTCGCTGTTCTGCTGCAAGGTGACTTCCTTGCGGGTGCGCGGGTCGGTGTAAAGGTATCGCTTCATTTTGCCCTCATAGAGAAGGGGGCAGCCGAAGCCGCCCCCTTAGCTAGATTAGGAACCGCTGAGATCGAAGATCGCGGCGTGCGCCTTCGGAGCAGTTGGCTTGAGCGCCCACTCGCACAGGATGTGCGTGTCGGTTGCGTCGCCAGTCTTGGCCAAATCTTCCTCAAGGAAGTTACGACCGTTAAGCGTGCAGAGTGACACGAAGTCCGGGTCGATCAGGAAGATACGGTCATTCCCAAGCATTCTGGAGGGCGTGGCCTCAACCGTGCCGAAATCTCCCATAAAGACGCTAGTGGAACCTACATAGGAAATCTCTTTGGCGGCGGTCATGTTCACGTCGTTGCTGACAAGGTTACCCGTCGCGGACAGGTCCGAGAAGTTCGCCTTATTCGAGGCTGACATGCACATCATGCGAGGGTTACCGCCGTCGGTCCAAGCGTCCTGCTGCGCGTCCTCAATGAGGGCGAGCGTCAGTGCGCGGTCGTCACCGTTTGTGATGGCGTCAGTACCGTCGCCAGTGGCGAAAGCACCAGAACCAGCACCAACAGAACCGTTGGTCATCCAGCAAGACAGCGACGCCGACTTGCGTGGCTCAGAAGAAGAGCGAGCAACGTCTGTGTCGCCAATCATCTTTTCGATGTCGCGACGCAGTTCCAGTGCCTTCAGCACCTTCTGGTAGTTGTGTTCACGCTCACGACCGGCAGTGTCTACCGCGTCCAGAGTGCCAGAAGTCGCGAAGACTTTCTTGGATATCTGGTGGTAGTTACCCACACGCGCTGTCGGCGTGGCCGCCGCAGTCGCTGTGTCTGCACCTTCGTTGTGATAGTTCGTGGTGCTGGCTGAAGCCAGTTCCTGAACCTGCCACTCGGTGAAGATACCGTTAGAAGTTTCCTTCTTAACATTTGAAAATATTGGCGTTTCTGCGGGATCGATCCGATAAATTACATCGGCAAGCTGTTCGCGCTCACCGATTGCTGAAGCGGTTGCGAAGGTTGTCATAACCTTTTCCTTTCTTTGCGGGCTACTTTCGGCCCATTAGATACTCAACAGCAGCGTCCACCGTTCCGGCGCTTTCAAAGCGCTTTCGGGCATCACGCTGAGAACGGGTAGCAACTTCGCGCTTGGTCTTTGGTCGCCCTGCCTTGGCCATCTTCGGTGCTTTGCGGGTGCGTTTCTTGGCGGCGGGGGCTTTGTCTTGAAGCTGGTCCCAACGCCACGCCTTGTAGAGAAGTTCAATCGCGCGCGCATCAGATGCGTTTGCAATCTCCTCTTCACTAAACCCGATCCGCTTCTGAGCGTAAGAAATCACTTCCTTGCGCTCTGCGTCGCGAGTGTCCTCATCCTGCCACGCAGGGATGCGGTTAAGCATTTCGCCACGCTGCACTTCTAAGTGCTGGCGCAGGTTCTGCTCTTGCTCGCGAGATTGCTCCGCCGCGATACGCTGACGTTCGACCTCGACCTGCTTCTGGTATTCCTTCTGCTGGTCCCAATCGGTCTTCGCCAGAAACAAATCACGTTCGGTCATCGTCTCGGCCAATGCTCTCCAGTCAGGTTCCTGATGGGTTGCCTGATGGATTTGGGCAGCCACTTGATCAAGTTGCTGCGCGTAAGCGTCTCGAAGTTGTTTCGTCTCAGCTTGCTCTGCCTCAAAGGCTTTGCGCTGCTCGGCTAACTCCATCGAACGCTTAGTGTACGCCTGCTGCCGCGAGTAACCACTCCGAAGTTCGTCAAGGTCTACCTCTAGTTCCTGACCGTCCACCTTCACGGTGTAGGTCTGGACAGGCTCCTCTTCGTACTCGTCATCGTCATCCGCCTCGTAGGCGTCTTCGCCCTCATCGTCCTCCTCGTAATCCTCTTCGACGGTCGCGTCTGCGTTCTCCGCCTCCGGCTCATACGCCTCGGTCTCAGGCTGTTGAGGCTCTTGTGCCTCGACCTGCTCTTCTGTCACGGTGTCCTGTGCGGGTGTGTTCAGAAGAGAAACTGCATCATTAAAAGAAATAGGGCCGGTTCCTTGCGGATTGTCGGACATAAAAAAACTCCTAGTTTACGCGGCTGTACCGCTTAAATTCGTCAAGCTGTGCCTGTGCCAGCTTACCATCCTCGACAACGCTCTGGAAGTACCCCTTGACTGCGTTAAGTGCCTGCATCAGTTGGAATAGCTTCTCGCGTGCCTCTTCATCGTCGATGCCGGATGTCTTCCAAGCGTCGACAAACTGCTCGTCGAGGAACTCAAACGCCTCAACAAAAAGTTCGTTTCGCAGCAGTGCTGCGGCTTTTTCGGCGCGAGCCTGTCGCTGCCGTGTCTTGCCCTCGTTCATCCCAGCAATGTGTACCCTGTCAGTTTCGGGGGTGTCTGATAATATTCTGGAGATATAGCACCTTGCTGACGGAAAGCAAGGTTCGCCGCACCAAAGTCTGACGGTGTGCCAAAGCCTGCGCCGTAGCGCTCTTGGAAGCCCATCAAGCCCTCTGGAGCCACGTCCAGCAGCCCCATCCTCGCATACTGCGCGCCGGGAACACCGGGTGCTGCTGGTGCGTCTGGCGCTGTGGTTGTGCCGCCGCGTGTGTCGAGGCGGCAGGCGTTCAAGTCAGGGTCAAATGTGTACCCGTCGGGACACTCCTCGCGACCCGTTGCCGGGTTGGTGACGGTTGACGTTATCTGCGGCTGGTCGTCAGACACGCCCACAGACGGCGCAATTAAGTCTGCATATGGCCCCTCATATCCGGGGATGGGTGTGCCAGAATAAACAGTGCTGCCAA